AATGCGTTGCAGCATCCCGCCCCAGGCAGGCGCCATCTAGCGCTTGTCGCTGTCCGGCGGCCGCGGCAGGTTACGCTCTGCCGGGCGCTGTTCGGGCGTAGCCCGTGCGGGCGGCGGCACTTGCCGCGCTTGGGGCGGCGCCGGCTCTTCCTTTACCGGCTCGACGCTACCTTCCCCGTTCGCCAGGTACGCCCGCTGCACCTCCAGAGACGGCATTTTCGGCGCCGCCGGGTTGCTGATCTCGTCCGGGTGCATCAGCCCCAGCTTCAGAAGGTCGTTTTCCTCCTGCGTCGGGATCGGCCGGCTGTTCTCCGTCACCATCAGCGTCGATGTCGTGAGCGCCGCCCGCCTTTCTTTTTGCTGGTCGTATTCGGACCTTGCGGCCTGCTCCTGCTCCGTCAGGTTGGTTTGCATCCTCGTCCTCCTGTGCCTTGGTCACCAGCCGGTGCCACGACAAAAGCGCCGGCTTGCGCCAGCCGTATTTACGTGTTGCCACCACTCACCAAGTGACACCCTGGGTCCATGCCACTGAGCCGGTTCGCAACATTGCCCAGTTCATCGGCAAAACCATCCGCAGCGCCAAACTGTCGGTTTGGAACATGGATCGCGTTGGGGTTGCGGCCACAGCGCTTCCTTGCGCGCCGGTTGTCAATTGCAATGGCGACGTGTCCTCAAAATGTAGAGTCGCTTGATCGGATACGTCGAACCTGGGGGTATCGCCCGCGACCACCATCAAGTCGTCGGCGTTGATCAGGATCACCATCCCGGCAGGCACCGTCGATGAGACGACCGCCGGATAGCCCATCATGCGATTGCTGTTGATCTCGGCCTGGAAGGGGAAGTCGCCGCCGTTGTTTTGCGTCAGCCCGATCGCGATTTGCTGCACCGGGTTCATCATCCACACCGGGTTGCGCAATGCGTTGACGGCCGCCAGTGCTCCGACAAGTGCCTTGATGTCGCCGACCAGCGCGGTAAACCCGCCGCCTGTTGTTGCGGTGATCGCCGCGACGCCGTTCCTGATGCCGGCGGGCCGGATCGCGGACACGGCATTCGCGTCGATAAACACGTTGTCGACAGCCACGCCGGTGTCGTCGACGATCAGCCGCCGCAGCAGCGCTTCGATCTCCGGTGTCGAGTGCTCGGCCAATTCTCGCGTGTACGACGTGATCACGGCCATTTTCTTGAGACCGATCGTCACCGTCGTGAACGCGGCTTGCCGCACGGGAATCGGTGCGCCTTCCGCCACGAAGGAGCCGGCGATTGTCGGCGTCGTCGCGCGCGTCGGCATGCTGATCTGACCGTAGCGACCGAGCGTCACCGAGAACCCGCGGCTGCTGACCGGCTGGTAAATGCTGCCGGCCATTATCAGGTCGACAAAGGCGCCCTGGCCGGTCACCGCCAATTCGGCCGCCCAACCCGCCGTTGTGGTCGTCGCCGGTGCTGTCGCGGCGCGGGTCCGCCACTCGACGACACCGCGCGTCGCCTCATAGTCGCCGTAGCTGCCGTACAGCTCGGCGAGCGCGACCTCGACCGGCTGCCGCCTGATGTACCCGACAGCCGTCGCCGCAAAGTGCCGCAACAGGTGCTCCTCGGCGGGCGTCTCCTTGCGCTTCGGTTGCGCCCATGCCTTCGGCGCCGTTACCGGCAATGGCTCGCTCGGTGTGTAAATCGTCGTGCGCTCTTTCGGCACGGTGATCGGTGCCGCCTCGTTGCCGAGCGCCTGCTCGGCCGACACCCAGGCAAAGATTTTGGCCTTCACCTCGCCGATCTTTGCCGAGAGGTCGGTGACCCGCGCCACGTCCTCGGCATCCGGCAGGCCGGCAAGCTGTTCCTGCAGCCCAACCACTTCCTTTTGCGCCGCCTCAATACGCTCACTGTACTGCATTGCTCGATTTCCTGATTTCCTGATATCTCCCGTGGCCAGCTCGCCGGTTGAAGCGCTGACGCGTCGGTCGAAGCCCTGCTTCGACCTGGACCGATCTCCATCAAAGGCGTGCTCGCCGAAGATCAGGCTGCGCGTCTCGCGCGAGAGACCGAGCGCCTTGGCCATCGCCAGTGCGTTCGGGTTGGCTGGAACCGACACCAGGCTGCACTCGACCAGCTCGGCCTCGGTGAAACGGATGCCGCCCGACTTGCCGAGCGGCTCGAAACTGTCGCTGTGAAACCCGACACTAACGGCCCGCAACACGCCGGCCTCGACCGCCTGATGCAGTTCCTTGAGGCGGTACGACACCGGCTCCATCAGCTCGAGCCGTCCGGTCAACTGCCCCTTTTTCACCGCGACGTCGCGCCAGGTGCCGATCGGGAACGACGGGTCGTGATTGAACAGCGCCACCGGGTTGCGCTGAAAGCGGTCCAGCCGCCAGCCGTCCGGCTCGATCACGTCGCCCATGCGGTCGACGCTGCCGTCCGACATGACGAATTCGCGCGGATCGGCAGCCGGCGGCGGCGCCGCAACCTCGCGTTTGCGGATCAGGTCCATGCCGTTGGGTCCAATAAAAAAGGCGCCCGCGGGCGCCTTGGGTGGTCAGAGTATTTTATTTGCCGTCCGGCGGATGCAATTTCGGCGGACCCGGCATCACTTTGAGATCAGCCCCGGCACTTATTATAAAACACCGATCGCGCATCGCCTCGGGCAGCTTCTTACGAAGCTCGGCCCGCAACTCGTCCATTTGTTTCCTATCCAGGGCATAGGGACAACAAAACAACACATAATCGTCCGGTTGGATTTTCAAAACCTCAATTTTGGAATCCTGCCAAGCGCGCCGCTGTTCCAGTTCTTTTGCTGCCGTGCGGTATGCACTCCAACCTTCTTTAACGAGGCCGCGCAGCTTTTCCAGTTCCTCGTGCAGTGCCGCACAATCAGGACATTCACTCATGCGACCATCGTCCTATGGTCGAACATCGGCGCCGTCGTCGCGGTGGCGCCCTTGGCAGCCATAGCGAGCGCCACCATGCCGTCGATCCTGCCGCTCGACTTCGCCTTTTCCAGCTTCCTGTTGCCGGCCGGGTCGGTGACGACGGTGGCGTTGCTCGCGCACATTGTCAGCACGGGCTGCATGCCGTGCCGCAGCCGCTCCTGCAATGCCAGCGTCTCGAGCGCGTCGAGCGCCCCCGCCATGTCGCGATAGCCCTGGCCGCACTCCTCGAGCGGGAGTTGGTTCACCCCGTGCGCCTGCAATGCCATGCGCAGTTCCTCGATGCGCCAGCGGTCGAACAGGATGGTCCTGAACCGCACCTGGTTGCGCAGCGTCGCCAGCCGCGCCGCCAGATAGCCGTAATCGATGCTGACCCCCGGCACCACCGTCAGATATCCCTGCTCGACCCACAGATCGTATGGAGCGCGGTCCCGTTGTGCGCGTTCGCGCAGGGTATCGCCCGGCGTCCAGAAGTGGCACCACACGTTCCAGTAGCCCTTCGGCTTCTCCGCAAGCAGAACCAGCGCCGTCAAGTCCTGCCGCGCCGACAAATCGAGACCGCCATAAACCGGTCCGGCGGCGAACGCCTCCATGTCCGGTTCGGCCCCGTTAGCCGTCCATACGCCATGACTGAACAGCGCAGCGTCGGCCGACACGCGCTGATTGAGGTGGAGATTCCTGAAACTCGCCTCGAACGCCGGCATCCGCATGGCCTTCTCGGCGAGCCCCTGAATTTCTGCGAAATTCAGAAAATCCCCGAGCGCCGGGTTGGCTTGTCGCCAAGTCGCGGGATCGTCCAGCGCCGCGTCGTCGGGAGCGCCAAAGAAAATCAGCTTCGTGCGCACGTCCGCGCCGGTCGCGGCATAGTCGATTAGTTGCGAGAGTAAGTCGCTGGATGTGGGCGCTTGAGTCGAAATACAAATCGAAAGAGGATTCGGGTGCGCCCCCATTGCGGTCTCCAGCGCATCGTAAAGCTCGCTGCGCGGGCCGCGCACCTGTCCGATTTCGTCGTGAATCACAAGGGCAGGTGATAATCCATAAGCAGTAGAACTCTCTGCCGCCAGCGCCCGATACCTCACCCCCGTATACGGGCTGAACAACTCCTTAGCGTGCTCGCGGCAGACCACCATGTTCGGGTCCGACAACTCGCGCGACATGCGAACCATCTTGCTCGCCAGGTCGTACACCAGCGCCGCCTGCTGCCGCGACTGCGCCGCCGAGTACACCTGGCTGTTGCGCTGCGCCTCCGGCCCGATGACATGCGCCAGCACCAGCATCGCGCAGAGCGCCGTCTTGCCCTGCTTGCGCGGCATCGTGACGATCGCCTGACGCGTCGGCGTGTCGTAAATCTGCCGGATTATCTCGCGCTGCCACTCGCGCAGCCGCACCGGCTTGCCGACGTCGGCACCCTCGGGCACCACAAGATATTTTTCCGCGAAGCGGACTATCCGGTCAGACCGGAGTTCGCTCACCCAACCACCCGGAACCGCTCGGCAGCCTGCCCGCCGATCAGCGCATCACCCTGCCCCTCGGGCGCCTTCTCGCCCGCCTTCGCCGCCTGCCGCTCGATGCCGGCCGACACCGTCAACCGCAAGAGCCGCGAGCTGGTCGCATAATTCGGCCGTAATACTTTCACTTCCGCCATGATCCATCGGGCATCGTCCGAACCCGCCGGCAACCGCCGCAAAATGCCCCAGCACTCTTCGAGACGTGCCTGCGTCTCGCAGTGATCGGCCAACAAACCCAGAGAACCGCCATCGAACCAGTCGAGCGGCTTCGCTCGCACGATTTCACGCCATATCGCCTTCGCGCGCTGCGATAATTCTTTTGGTGGCTCCCGAACGGTGTTGTCCGCCCGGTAAAATGCACCACCGCGATTAGCTGCCGTTCTCATACAATATCACTCAAAATCGTTAAATCACTCAACGCTGCGG